GTACAATGTCAGATTCGATACACTATCGACCTAAACCAGGAACATTAATATTTTTCCCTGCCTATGTACCACACGAATTTGCTGTAGATGACGGAGTGGAACCATTTAGATTTATACATTTTAATTTACAGGCAGTTAGAAATATTGTTGTAAACGCAGCCAAAGGAATGAAATAATGAAAGCAAAATTTAAGAAAAATAATTTTTTAGTGATAAGAGAAGCAGTTGACCCTAAAGTTGCTAACTTTGTTTATAATTATTTTTTAATGAAACGACAAGTAGCAAGAACATTTTTTGATACAAGATATATCTCGCCATTTACGACAGAATGGGGAGTATGGAATGATGAACAAGTACCAAATACTTATTCACATTATGGTGATACAGCGATGGAAACACTTTTACTTGCCGTTCAACCTAAAATGGAAAAACACACAGGTCTTAAATTAAATCCTACTTATGCCTATGCTCGTATCTACAAAACAGGAGATATTTTACATAGACACAAAGATAGATTTAGTTGTGAGATTTCAACGACAATGAATTTAGGTGGTGATGATTGGCCGATCTTTATTGAAGGTAAAAAGAATGTTGGTTTGCCAGATGATAAAAAAGGTATTACAGTAACAAGTAACAATAAAGGTTCTAAAGTTACATTAAAACCAGGTGATATGTTAGTTTATAAAGGTAATCTATTAGAACACTGGAGAGAACCCTTTGTTGGACAAGATTGTGCTCAAGTCTTTTTACATTATAATGATGTTAATTCAGAATTTGGTAATGCCGAAGAAAATATGTTTGACGGAAGACCACATTTAGGATTGCCACCATACTTCAAAGGAATGAAGTTAAACAGTTAGTTTATTCATAAATAGTAATATGAGTAAACTTGAAGAAAAGGTCAACGAGATATTAGGTATTGAAAAAAAAGAACCTAAAGAAACTAAAGAGTTTAAACCTTTAGTCCCACGTAGAGAAAATAAAGAATCTCCAGACGTTGATAACGATTACAAGTATAGTAGAGAAAACTATTACAATCTGATAGAAAGAGGACAAGAAGCCATAGAAGGCATACTTGATGTTGCAGAGAAGGACAACATCCGAGAGCCTATGAAGTAGCTGGTGCCTTAATTAAAAACGTTGCTGATACTGTAGATAAACTACAAGACTTACAAAAGAAACTCAAAGACCTAAAAGAATTACCTAAAACTGCAAATCAAAATATAAAAAATGCTATATTTTTTGGAAGCACAGCTGAACTTCAAAAAGTTCTATTAAATCAAAAAAAAGAAAAAAAAATAGAGAAAGAAATTGAAGTCGATATAGAAAAAGATAAAGAAATTAATAACGATTTAGATAAAAATAACAATTAATTTTAGTAATTCACCTGTATAAATAATATTATGTATTGTTATTTAATAGGATGGACAAAGTTTGAAAAATATTATTATGGAGCTAGATGGTCTAAAAATTCTTCACCAAACGATTTATGGAAAACTTATTTTACATCATCAAAATCTGTTAATAAATTTGTAAAAAAAAATGGTAATCCTGACATAATTCAAATAAGAAAAACTTTTGTAGATAAGAAAAAAGTACAAAAATGGGAAAAAAGAGTTTTAAAAAAATTAAAAGTTGTAACAAATGAAAAATGGTTGAATAAAGCTGTGGGTGGTGAAGTTTATACAGATAGTGAAACTTTAAAAAAACGGTGGAGAAACGGTGTATATAAAAAAAGAAAAAGACATACTAATATGAATTATTTAATTTCTCTTGCATTAAAAAAGAAGTGGACAAAAGAAACACATCATTGTAAAGGAACAAATTTAACTAAAGAACATAAAAAAAATATTAGTAAGGGTATACAAAATTCAAAAGCATATTTACTAGCAAAACAAAATAAATTATTTGCTAGACCTGGAAATTTAAATGGAATGTATGGGAAAAAACATAATGAAGAAACTTTAAAAAAAATGAAAGTAAAAGCAAAAAATAGAAAAAAAATACCTTGTCAAAAATGTAGTAGAGAAATTAGTCCAGGCGCTATGTGGAAACATATAAAATATTGTACAATATACAAATGAAACTCCTAAAAGCAAAACAGTCACACCCGAAGAAACAGATTCTAAAGATAAGTGATTTAAGTTACATCAAATATTATGAACAATATAATGCTAAACTTACTTCAGGTGTAGAAGATATTATTGATATAATGAATGACCCTATTGAAGTACAAAAGCATACGATAAGTCCTACCACACGTTATGGTGCCAATGGAGCTATCTATAAAGAAAAACTATATACTATATTAAAAGGTAATCAAAGAGTAACACGAGCAAAACAACTTGGGTATACTCACATAGAGGCAATTATTCTATGATTATGAAAGGAGGTTTTAAGAATGGGCGCTGCTAATGACGCCTATCTTTGACGATAGGAAATCCGAATCTTAAAAAAGTAAACACACCACAAGAGTTTACTAAAGAACAAATATTAGAATTTCAAAAGTGTGAAAAAGATCCTTTATACTTTATGGAAAACTATGTACAAATTGTTTCGCTTGACGAAGGTCTAGTACCATTTAAGATGTACGACTTTCAAAAAAAGATTGTACAAACTATCCACGAAAATAGATTTACAATTTGTAAACTACCTAGACAGTCAGGTAAATCAACAACAACTATTTCATATCTATTACATTATGCGTTGTTTAATCCTAATTCAAATATTGCTATACTTGCCAACAAAAGTTCGACTGCTAGAGATATATTAGGTCGTTTACAATTAGCCTATGAAAACTTACCAAAGTGGTTACAACAAGGTGTTATCAATTGGAACAAAGGTAATATAGAATTAGAAAACAAATCTACCATTGTGGCTGCCGCTACATCATCAAGTGCTATTCGAGGAGGTTCTTATAATATTATCTTCCTTGACGAGTTTGCTTTCGTTCCAGCAAATATTGCTGAACAGTTTTTTAGTTCAGTTTATCCTACAATTTCATCTGGTCAAAAAACAAAAATGATTATTGTTTCTACACCTCACGGAATGAATATGTATTATAAACTTTGGGTAGACGCAGAAAATAAAAGAAACGATTATATACCTATTGAAGTCCATTGGAGTGAAGTACCAGGACGAGATGAAGCGTGGAAAGAAGCAACAATTAGAAACACCTCATTAGAACAATTCCAATCAGAATTTGAATGTGAATTTTTAGGATCAATAGATACATTAATATCACCATCTAAAATTAAAACACTTGCTCATTTAAATCCTATTGAGTCAAACGCAGGTGTGGACATTTATGTAAGACCAGAAAAAGATAAAACTTATGTTTGTACAGTTGATGTCGCAAGAGGAACTATTAAAGATTATTCTGCTTTTGTTGTTTTTGATGTTACACAAATGCCATATAAAGTTGTGGCAAAATATAGAAGTAATGAAATTAAACCTTATGTCTTTCCAAACATCATAGCAAGAATTGCCAAAGCATATAACACAGCACACATACTAGTAGAAGTCAATGATTTAGGTCAGCAAATATCAGACGCATTACATTTTGAAATTGAGTATGACAATCTATTAATGACGACTCAAAAAGGTCGGGCTGGTCAAATATTAGGTGCTCAATTTAGTGGTCGAGGTACATCACTTGGTGTAAGAATGACTAAACAAATTAAAAAACTAGGCTGTTCAAACTTTAAGACTTTAATAGAAAGTGATAAACTTATAGTAAATGACTTTAACATTATAGAAGAAATGTCAACATTTAGTAAAAGAGGTAATAGTTGGCAAGCTGAAGACGGCTGTAATGATGACTTAATTACTTGTTTAATTATCTTTGGTTGGCTATCAAATCAACCATTTTTCAAAGAAATGACAAATACTAACGTTAGAAATCAACTTTATATTGAACAAGAGAAGTTAATAGAACAAGATATGGCACCCTTTGGGTTTATAGAAGATGGAACACCTGAAGAAGAAAAGTCATTTTCAGACGAATATGGTACAGTATGGCATCCAATAGTGAGAAAAGGACTGTAGTTTTTGATAATTATAAATATCTGTATAATAAGTTTTGACTATGGGCGTAAGAAAACTTACGATAAATGATTAATAATTAGGCTAATTAGAGGAGAAAACCTATGGCATTTCAAGTATCACCAGGTGTTCTCGTACAGGAAAAAGACTTAACAAGAATTATTCCTGCCGTATCAACATCTATTGGGGCTATCGCTATTCAATCGAATAGAGGTCCTGTGGAAGAGATTGTGGCAATTTCTAGTGAGCAAGAGTTAGTAAGTACATTTGGAAAACCTGATACAAGTACGTTTGAGTATTTTTTCAGTGCTTCAAGTTTCTTACAATACTCTAACGCTTTAAGAGTAGTACGAGCTAATAATACTGGTTTAACAAACGCAAATACGACTGGTTCATCTGTATTAATAAAAAATATTGATGATTACCAAAATAATTATGCTACTGGTCAAGCGAATGTAGGAACATTTGCTGCTAGAACAGCAGGAACTTGGGGTAACAACTTATTAGTTGCGACTTGTCCAAGTGCTTCTGCTTTTGAAGAAACTTTATCAACATCAAATCAGGTTAACGATACACTATCAGTTGGAGATACAACTGTAACTGTAGATGACGGAACTGCCTTTAATGTTGGGGATATTTTAGAATTTTCTACAACAGCTGCTACAACTGACTTTACTACTGGAGAGAAATATAGAGTAACTAATATTTCTACAAACGATTTAACTATCGTTCAACATCCTTTAGGACAAGGTGGTTTACAAACTGCTTATGTAGATGACGCTAGAATCAAAAGAAGATGGAGATATTTTGAATCTGTTGACGGCGCTCCAGGAACTTCACCATATGTTTCAGCAAGAAACGGATCTGGTGACGAATTACACGTAGTCGTTATTGACGAAGACGGTGGTATTTCAGGAACTCCTGGCGAAGTTATAGAAACATTTAGTAAAGTGTCAAAAGCAAGTGATGCTAAAACAGCACAAGGCGATGACAACTATTATGTAAATGTTATTCAAAATAAATCACAATACATTTACTGGACAGATCACAATTCTTCAGGATCAAATTGGGGTAGTGCTTCTAGTGGAATAACTTTCACTAACGTAACAACTCCAACAAGTGAATCACTTTC